TCTCGTTCTCCAACCGCATCAAAGGCCGGAGAAGTCCAATTTTCAACCCAATGGTTTTCGGGGATGATTACCGAACATCCCAATTTCTCGCGAACGAATTCAAAGGCAGCTAAGCCGAATAAAAACATGTCTGTGTTGAGGTGTACGTTGTATTTTTGCTTTTCGGTGAATGAAGATACCCTTGTATCTATTGCTGTGAAAAGTAAGGCTTGAAGCTTGGTCTTTATTTTGTCGTTACAAATCGATCATTCGGATTCAAAAAATGGATATAAGCTTTGAGCAACTCAACGAAATTGACGAAATACTATTGCAAAAGGGCTGGGACAAGATAACAAATAACAAGGGAGAAGCTGTAAATAACTTAGCATTCTCACTGTTTGAGCAGGTTAATAACGATGAGGAATTCTCTCTTCTAAAGAGTTTAATTAATAGATATTTTTTATGCACTGACTACGATCGATATTGCTTTGAAATTGCGAAGCACATAGAGGACGTTTTCCATGGCGAAAACATAATTATTATTCCGGTTAGTGACGGTAACCGCAAAATTAAAAGTGGCCACGCCATTAGCTATGACCTAACTCGCTTTCTGAATGAAGATAGTTTCTCGGAAATGCTGATTCAGGAATCTCTGGACTCCATTAGTAAGCGGATCAATGAGTTCAATGTTATCGTAGTGGATGATTTCGTCGGAAGCGGCTCTCAGTTCCGTGCTTTTGCTAGAAAATGCGCTGCAAGCTACGGACTAAATACTTCGAACATCTATTTGTATTCCATAGCAATGATGGTGAAGGCACGGGAGCGCATCAGTAATTATTGTTACGCCGCAACCCCAATGATAGAATTTTCAAGGGCGTTGTCAGACCTATCAGAGCTACAAGACGTACCAGATCCCATATCCGTGTATAATCGCATTGAAGCACGGGCAAAGGTAGGGAAAAACTATCGCCGTGGATTTTTGCGTTCTGAGGCGCTCGTAACAATGAAAAAAACGCCCAATAACACGCTACCAATATTCTGGTGTAAACATGACCAAAACGGCGAAATATGGCCGGCAATTTTCCCAAGAGGCTAAAGAATGGCTATAACGATTGAGGATGCGGTTCTAGTTGCAGTTGCTCGCGACGGCTCCCTTTCGTCAGTAGAAAATAGAGGTTTCACCGCTGCACAAATCGCTAGAGCGATAAGAATTCTCCTGAATGAAGGGCGTTTAGTTCGAAACGAGTCTAAATTCACCTTGGCTCAAGGCGTAGCTTTACCAAGGATAAAGCATTCTCCGCCGAAAATCCTAGCGCTGCTCGACGAATACGCGGTTGAAAAATTAGATGAAAATGCGCACTATGTTATCGAGCATCAAACGTTTACTCAAATCAAAGAGCGAGTTAGACCCCAGCGGGATAGGCCGCAGGATTGACGAGTCGTCGATCTGGATTGGATGGCACTTAAGGCCCATTCAATGGAAATGAATTTTCCACGGAGTGAAAAATGTAATTTCCATTGAAGCGCCTATCGGCGTTTACCTAGACGGTAATGGTTATTTAGTAACTGGAACGTTTGATGCTCAATTTCCGCTTCGCGCAAGAGTATGTCCAGCTCGATCTATTTGACGATTTCGGAGCGGAAGATAGAAAAACTACTGTTCAACAGTATGTTGATTTTATTTCGGCAAATCGAGCAAAGCCCATATTCGATACGGAACATTTTTCGCGCCTTGTCGGGTATGCGGAACAATTTCTATATTCCGTTTCCGCTTCTCCATCCCATTTTTATCGAGAATTCAAAATACCAAAGAAAAGCGGCGGTGTTCGGACACTGAATGAGCCGCTCCCCACCTTGAAGGCAGTACAAAAATTTATCGTGAACGAGGTTTTATGCGATGTTGAACCTCACAAAGCTGCGAAAGCATTCCGTAAAAACCACACTTTACGCGGCAATGCGGTCATTCATCGCCGCCGCCCGTGCATGCTGAAAGTCGACATAAAGGACTTCTTTTCAAACATAGATGAGCACTCGATATATACGCTGTTTTACAACATCGGCTACACACGACAAATAGCTCGCTTGTTGACCGGACTTTGCACCTTAAACAATGGATTGCCACAAGGTGCACCAACTAGCCCCATGCTGTCTAACTTGGTGATGCGCGATTTCGACAATACGTTGTTCGAATCTTGCGTAGAAAACGGTATATTTTACACTCGTTATGCTGATGACATGACTTTCAGTGCAGCAGATGATCGGGTGAAGTCCTTGCTCCCATTAATCCGGAGCGAGTTGAAGAAAAATCGACTTACAATTAATAACGAGAAGACATCATTTTCCGGACCAGGAGCCCGAAAATACGTCACTGGAATCGTCGTCAATGAACGATTGAATATTCTTAGGGATGAAAGAAAGAGACTCCGACAGGAGATGTATTATATACGAAAGTTCGGAATAAATGGACATTTGCGCAAGACTGAAATCAGCCGCGCAAACTATATTGACCACCTTGTTGGCCGTTTAAACTTCGCTTACTTTGTCACCAAGGAGCCTGGGTTTCTGGAAGATATGCGCTATCTTCAGGAGCTTAAAAATATATTCTGACTATTAAACGTCATCCTTCCAACTCATCAATTTGACCGCAAGTACACACGCCGAATGTTTGTACGGCAGCAGGATGCCCAGATCCGTTCAACAGGACGCATCATAGCTGAGCCATAGTTTATCGAAACCCTAAAGAAGCGATAGGGGCGCGACGCCTATGCTTTCCATCCAGACCTTCGATATTACAAAGCGTGATCGATAGTCGTACCTTTAAGGGAACATGGCCGAGTTTGCTGAAGCGCATGTGACAACGGTTGGGTCAATGCGTACCATGAATAACACCTCAGGCCTCGCACTTTTGGCGCCGATGCAACAAAGCTGGCAATCTGCGACAACGAAGATTGTAATGACCGATATTAACGACATCCGCGCGCCCGTACTCGCGATGAACAACCTTCCCAACGTCGATGGCGCATACACAATGCATTACGACGAGACCAATAACATCCGGCGCTTGCACTTGACGCCCAACGGGTTGAACATCCGAACGCTGCAGTGCTTCGTACTCGGGGGGGTTGCTCACCGCGGTACCCCGCCATCGCTCTGTTTCGAGGAGCTTAGGAGCGTGCTTCGGCTTCAGAAATCGACACAGGAGCTTAAGCTGGAGCACCTCGGAAAGGGGGATTTCCTCAATCTTATAAATTCTCAAAAGGTTGAGGCCATGCTCGACTGGCTGCACACCCAAAACCTATTCGTACACTTCCAGGTCCTCGACCCACTTTATTGGTCAATCGTCGATTTCGTCGATTCCATCATCATCGAAGACGGCAGCGCTGAGTGCATTTCGATGGCTACCAGATTCAAGAATGACCTTTACGCGATCCTGCGCGACGATGTGGACATAACCGCAGACTTGCTTGAACGGTATAGCTATCCAGATGTTGGGCCTGATCGGCGCGTGGCGTTCATTGCAGAAGTGCGCGACCTACTGGAGACCCGTCATTCTCGGCTACCCCATTTCAACTATCAGATGCTCAAAGGTTTGCTTCAAATCGCTACGAGGCTCGACGCACTTCCCTACCTGGAAGACGAGACACCCAACGTTCTCATCGATGGCTTTGGTGTCTTTTACCTACAGCGGCTCGCACTCTTCAAAAATGCCACGCACGTCCTGGACATCGAGAGGAAGATCGAAACCTACCTCAGCGACCTCGATCTGCGGGATGGCCCAGTTCCCCTATGCAATTTCTCATTTGTCAACTCGAAGGACCACCCTTGGGTGCAGGTTTCCGACGCAATAGCTGGCCTTCTTGGCAAATTCTTTAGTTTTGTGAACCAAACGTCGGTGAACGACCTTAGCAATGCTCGCGCTGAATTTACCGAACGCCAGAAGCGCGGATTCGAAACACTGGGCCTCTTAATCGATCGATCGATAGAAGAGTGCCCGGCTTTCGTCAATTATGTAGTGTCACTGGAGGATCAACAACGACGGGCGAGTGTGCTCGGATTCTAGTCAAACGCGTCCAAAACACCAGACGTGGTCTATAAGCATTAAGACGCTGCGAACGCATAACTGGTTGCGCGATTCCATACGAACAATCTGCGAAAGGCAAATATCAAAACCTCTAAGCATCTTTCTCCAAAATTCTGCGATTGGTGCAAAAGCAACTCCTTAGTTACCATGGCGAGGTCGTCTTTATGGCAGCTGGAAGACCGCCGTATAGTACCGCTGCGAGGCGGAAAGCAGCCATTCCACCCTTCCCCTACCACCTAACATTCCGCCGTTAAACACCCTTTAAACAGGCAGGAGCGCCATCAGCCGTTGCTGGGTACCAAGATGCATCCAGCCCCTAAAAACGCGCCCAGCGGCCTTCCTGTCAAACATCCCGGAACTCCACCTCACCCTGCGCCAGCACCCGCCGCACCGTCTCGGCATGCCCTGCCTTGCCCGGATTGTAATCCCACCCAGGATCCACCCCGTCCGGGATCTGCCGTGTCTCGCCGGTCCGCCTGTTCTCCCACGCCCGGTAAGAGATCGGCGGCGCCTCAAACACCAGCTCTTCCCCCGCCCTGATGAGCCGGTCGATATCCGCCTGAGACAGGCTCTGCAGTGTACAGCGGCAGTTCCAGCCATTGGGCGGCGCGAAGACATCCCAGAACGGATCGCCAATGGGCAGCACCAGATTATGCAGGCGCTGGTGCGCTGGCCGGGTCAATCCATCCTGAACCGCTACATAGCGCAAGTACGGGCGGCTCTGCCTGGTCCGTTCAAACCCGGACCAATGCCCGGCTGCGTAAGACACATTCATGTTGGCATCAAAGATCGTCCGCAGCCGACGCATGGAGCCGAGGCGGACCTTCACCGGCTCACCGGTCAACGGATCTTCCTGGATGGCTTCGCCCCACCAGCCCTTGCGCACCAGCTCAGGCCTGATCAGGCGCGAGAAACTCTCGAAGGTCTCACCCTGGGCAAGGGCTTTCAGGAGCGCTTCCCAGATATCGACCAGAATGTCGTGGCCGGTGGATTTTGCCACGGTGAACATGGCAGCATGATCCTGGGCATAGACATCCTGCCAGGCGAAGGTCGGATCGAGGCGATATCCACGGGTCTGAAGCGCGGCTATGGCAGCACGCGGCGGCAGGGGCTTGAATCTCGCCGCCATGGCTATTGCGTCCCCTCACCCGTCTCACCGGAGATCCGGGCAGCAAAACTAGCCTTGGCCAGAGTGTCCGCAAGTGCTGTAACGCCCATGGTCTCCAGCCGCCTCTGAAAGATCGCTTTAGCTTCCTCGATCGACGTCGCTGCGGCCAACTCTTCCTCTAGCCCGGCGATCATCGGTTCCACCAACGGCACCCAGCCGTCATCGGCCAGAATTTCGTCAATTGCCCGCCCTAACGCGTCGGAGTGGCGTAACACCTGTGCCCCCGCGGGGACTGTCCGAAATGCTTTCACCTGCGTGGAAGATTCTGCCTCATCCTCTTCCTGGGACACGGGACTTCCTGTCTGCAGCCCAAGCAGTTCTTCGTCCGGATCAGGATCAGGCAATCCCAGATGATCGCGCATGGTCGACATGCCAACCTTCAGCCCAAGCGGCACCAGCGCCACCACGTTTTTGACCAGCGCCTCGATGTCGACCTCATCAGGTCGACCCATCTTCAGCCTGGGATAGGCACGCCGCGGGCCGAAGTTGAGATCCACCAGCGGGCGTACCAGATCCCGATTGAGGGTCGCGCCAAGCTGACGCGCATCTGCCAGCTCGATATCATCGCGCACGCCATCATGGACTTTTGCGGTCGCATAGCCGCCGGCTGTCGCATCGGTGGTCTGCGTCTGACCCAGCACCAGCTTGGAGACCTGCCGGTCCAGCCAGTCGGCGCGCTTTTCATAAAGGTCGTGGGACCCGGAGAGGCTGGCCTCGATGAACTCGATGGCCATGCTCTCAGGAACGATCGCGGAAAAGTCCGCGCCGATGTTGGCGACAGCCTGATGCAGCTTGTCCTTGTCTTCATCGCTGGCGCCGGGCCCGAACTTGCCCAGGCGCAGCGGCTGGCCATAGGCTTCGGAGAAGATTGCCCAGTCCTTCAGGGTGAAGGATTTGAAGAGGAAGGCCCAGGCAGCGCCCCGCGCCAGACCGCCCCGGATTGGAATGCCGGACTTGGCCTTGCCGAAATGGGTGATCCAGCCAAAGGGCCGCAAGGGCTCGTCGCCCTCGATGCCCCTGAGCAGCAAAGTCTCGCCATCCTCATCATCAAAGCGGAACCAGCGCGGATCGCGCCACTTGAAGGCTTTCGGTCGCCACTGCCCCTCGGATGTGTCCCAGAGGATCTCCGTGGCAGAGAAGCCCTTGCCGACCGCATCCAGAACATCGAACAGCTCATCCTTGAAGGCATCGCGCTCGGTGATCTCGCGCACCAGGTCGGCCGCTTTGACGTCTTCAGCAGCATCGCTTGCCGCTTCCACGGTGATTTCCAGCGAGGAAACCTGACGTTTGCGAGTGCCCAGCACCCCGGCATAATGCTCGTTGCGTTCCTCCATGTCCTCAGCCAGCGCCAGATAGCGCTCCGGATCGCCGGCAATACTGGAGCGCAGGATTTCTGCCAGGCCCCGGGGCGTCAGGCCGCTGGCCGGATGCATGGCGGAACTGCGGTGGGTCGCGCGCAGCTGGGGCCCGGCCTGTTCAGATTTCAGGGCCTTGGAGGAAACCGGACGGCCAGTGGGATCGACAAGCTGCACCATCAGAATATCCCCCGGGAGCGACGCAAGGACCCCATCCGGAAGCCCTCACCACCATCAGCTTCAAAACTGCCTTCATCAAATCGGCTTCGATTGGGTGTCACCGGCTCATAGCCGAACTCGCGCCACATCATCCGGCTGGCATAATAGCCAAGCGCCAGCGCGATGGCATAATCGCCGTGCCGCTTCTTGCCCTTCACGCCTTCCCTGAGTGGCGGCACCCGTGGTACGCCCCGCACCGTCTTGACCGCTCGAAGATCCGACAGGTGATCGCTATCAGCCGAGATGGACAGGACATCATCCTCAAAGGCAGCTTTCAGTGGCGGCATCTCCAGCCGGTACCAGGTCTCTGAAAAGTGGATTGCCATGACAATGCCGGCACCTTGCGGGTCTTCGCGCAGGCCGAATTCCCGCCCCATGTCCTCGGCAACCGTCCAGCCCATGCCCGTGGCATCGAAAGCTGCCCCCACAAGCCGTGTTTGAACGGCCTTTAAAACGGCTTTTGTGATGGCCTTTTGTTCGTCGCCTGGCACATTGCGGAGCTCGAACGATAGTACCTCCCGCCGCTTCAGGTCCTTCTCGATAGCCAGCAGGCTCCCGACCGTCAGATCCGAGACCCGGGCAAAGTCGAAGCCAAAGGCATAAAGAACATCGAGCGACAGGGCATCCAGAACAGCCTTCAGCTCCTCCAGGAACGGCGCCATCAGGATGGACTGTTCCAGCTTACTCTTGTGCAGATAGTCAGGCGGCAGTTCCAGCCTGAGAATAGGCGCAGCAGAGGTCATTCGCGCTTCGATCAGCGGGGCAGCCAGCCAGGTGCCCGATCCCATGGAGGGAATGCAGAAGAGTTCCTCATCTGCGCCATCGCCATAAAAGTCGATGATGTCCTGCCGGAACTCTGCTTCCGCCTCCGGCGTCCAGGCCTGTCCCTGGACCAGGCTGATCCGCTCGAAGAGGCCTTCTTTCAGGGCATCATCCAGATCAACCCGCATATGGGCGTATTTGGAGCGCCCCGCCAGGATGTCCTGGACCTGAATGTTGAACTCGTTCTCGCTGCCATCGTGCGTCGAGCAGACCACCACCTGGCCGCCCCACATCAGGAACGCCAACGCTGCCTTGAGCAGTTCCTTCAGATTATCAACAAAGGCCGCCTCATCGATAATCACCAGGCCCTGTTTGCCGCGAAGCGATCTTGGCGCGGACGAAAGGGCAACGATCTCAAAGCCTGAGGCAAAGCGTATCCGGAACGCCTGAATGTGGCGGGTCTCGTCTGGAGTGTTGGGGTCGGTGTCCTCGAACAGGAATTCGTCCTGGGCGATGGCAGCCGTGGCATAGGCCCGGGCCCACATGGCGCAGGCATCAATGAACTCGCGCGTCATCTCCTGGCTGTAGGAGATATACATGGCGTCCATGCCGCCGGCAGGCTTCTCCCGGGCGGCCCTGAGCACGGCATAAGACGCAAGCCCCCAGGTCATGCCGATCCGGCGGGATTTCTCGATAAAGAGCACCTTCAGCCCGGTGCTTTCCAGAAGGCTGACAGCCCGTGACTGATAACCAAGCAGAACCTTCGGCAAGCCAACCCTTGCTGCGATGTCCTCGATGGCGGTGCTGGTCGCCCGGCGCAGCTCCTGCCATTGTTCCTTGGAGATTGGCGCGCTCATTCGGAATCGCTTTCTTCGGGGTCATCTGAACCGCTTTTTTCCACTCCGAGGATCTGGCCAAGGATTGCCTGAACAGTGTCTTTCGTAAGCCCTTTGGTCCTGGCGACAATGCCAACAGCTTCTTTGGTCTTGATTGCAAAATCCTTCTCAACCTTCTGCCGCCGCTGAGTGGACACTCCTTGTGCTTGGGCTGCGGCGCGTAGCGCGTTGGCCAGATCCATTGCACCCTTGGGATCGATGCCGCTTTCACCCGCATCGGTCAGAACTTCAAACACCAGCGTCTTGATCGCTTCAGCTGCAATCAGCGTCAGATCGTCAGAGGCTTCTGCATCGAACCGCTCGGCAATGGAGCCGGCGATCTGCCGGGTCTCTTCAAGGCGCCGGGTCAGGGTGGCCAGCCTGATGGAATAGCGGTTGAAGGCTGAGAACGAGGGAAGTTTGAAGTCCAGTTCACCGTGATGAGATGCCTGTAAAGCTTCAAGCTGGGCAATGAACTCCGGGTAGATATCAACCTGGGTGCGTTCCCGATCGCGAAGCTGATTGGCTGCCCAGGCAATCACATCATCGCACTCGGCTGGCAGCTGCTCGATGGCCGACAGGCGACCGCGCCCACGTTTCGGGCTTTTTGCCTTCTTGCCCATATCAGGCACCGATCGAAGGTTTCAGGACGCCTGCCAGGAAGGCTCGGCGCTCCACGTGATCCAGCCCGGAGCGCATAAGCTCTGCAACAAGGACAGAGCCTGCCTCCGTCAGTTTGACCGCCAGGAGATCCTCGAGCTGGCGCAGCTGGGTGCGGATGTAGTCCCGGCTCTTGGAATGGCCGAAGGTCTCCAGCACATGGGAGAGCATGGTTTCATTGAGACGGTGATCAGCTTCCTTGGCCAGAGCCTTCAGGATGATCAGGCGGCAATCGGCAGCAGCATGTTCTGCGTAGCTCATGTCAGTCGCCCTCCTTCAGCAGGAAACCTTCAACCCTTCGCACCGTGCGCGAAATGCCGTTGAGGCTCTCATCCAGGCGGCCAATCGTGCCGCGCAATTCTGCAATTGAGAGCTTCAGGTCGTTGACATCATCCTTGCCGGGCAAGTGTTTCAGTTCACCCTCGACCGCTTGAACCCGGCGATCATGATCGATCAGCTTCTCATCAACGATCTTCAGATGTTCTGCATTCACCTTGGCCTTCGAGGTGATCCACGAATGCACGAGCGCGCCGATCGACAGCAAAACCGCCAGCAGACTGGCCCAGTCCTTGAAAGTCTCGGGAAGCATCAGGCCCCTCCGGACGTCTTCTCGTCCGACCGCCGCCAGACGTAGACCCCGACCACACCGGCCCAGGTTCCAAGCACCGTGCCCAAAAACCCATAGGCGACGGACGCATTGGCAATGGTCTGAACGTCGCCCTTCAGCATGAGAATGCAGAAGGACAAAACCAGAGCCAGACAGCTGAGCGCAAACAGGATGCCGTTCAGCGGTCGCCAGATCCGGGTCAGCATCGATGGACTGGCTCGGTCGCCTGCCATCAGCTGCTGATAGGATTGCGTGGCCTCGGAAGCTGCCCGGGCAATGGGGCCGAGATCTTGCTCGACCGCCTGAAACGCCTCAGACACGACCTCGGGAGCGCTTTCATACCTCGCTGCAATTGCCTCCTCCGTCGGCTCGACCCCAAGCGTGTCGGCCACCTGCCGGATCGCGGCCTCTGCGACATCAGCTGCAATCGTTCCAGCTCGTCCTCCATGCTGTCGCAGGATTTTAGAAAGGGCACTCGCCCCCACATCAAGAGCAATCACGGCCAATGGAGTCACAGTGACCTCCCAAGAGATTTGACTGCAATTGCAAGCTCATCCCGGTACTGCCAGGCGAAGTACCCAAGGACTGCAACGGTCAGGGCAAGCCCCCCATAGAGGATAACATCACCGTAGCCCGAGGCATCAGCGGCTTTATCAGCCGCCCCCCCGCCTGCAACGGCCCCGCCCCCGGCTCCGGTTGTCTGGACCTTGGTCTTTAGATCGACCACTCGCTGGATCTGAGCAAGGGTTGCCCGGCCGAGGATACCGTCATTGGACAGCTGCGGATGCTGGCTCTGGAAGATGAGAACCGCCTGCCGAACCGCCAGAGCATCACCCCGGTGGCCGGGTGTCAGAACCTTCAGCTGCTCCAGCCAAATCAGGCCCTGTAGATGGTCGTCGGGACGCAATCGCCAGGTTGGCAGCGATCGGGAAATATCGCGCGTGGTCATGGAGGCAGGCGCCTGGACCCAGTCAGGCCAGGAATTGCGCTCCAGAATGGCTGCGCCTTCCTTGCGCCGGCGCACCAGACCTGGGAGCTTCCGGCCTTTCGATGTCTGGGCGGTAACACGGTATTTGGCAGCCGCGCCCTTGATATCTCCGGCAAGCAATAGACGGAACCAGGACCACTTCAGAGCACCGGCTCCGCAATTGTAAGCCATATCGATCGCGGCAGAAGCGCCGTGCAGGGAAACCTTGCTGGTGGAGCTTTTTAAGGCAGCGATGACCGGCGGTGCATAATCCTCGTCAATCAGCTTGCCCAGCAGCATGATCGCATCGCTCTCGGTGATCACATCGCCAGCGCGCATCTTGCGGCGATACCTGGCCATCCACCAGTCGCGGAAGATCTTTGAGCCCCAGGTAAATCCAAATCCGATCGTCGGCGTTCCGGTTGGATCCCGGTACCAACGCAGGACAGCACCTTCGTTGCCCCCGGTCCAGGGAATAAGGCGCGGATCATAAAATGAAGATTTGAGATCAGAAGTCACATCCATGTCTCCTGGCTTTGAGCAAAAGCGTGAAGTCGGAAACAGGATGGCGTTTATCGGGAGGCAGGCTCACCCACGCCGGTACACTGGTGTTGCGTTGGGGCGTAGCCTTAAAACAAGGAGAGCTGGTTCTTCTCAGAGGAACCTGACAACCAGCGGCGGACCGTCGTCTGGTCCACGTGGAGCTGGCGGGCAATCGCCGCCTTTGAAAGGCCCTTGCTCATGAGCACTTCGGCAATCCATGGCTTGGGAATTGGAACCCGCACGTAGCCATGGCCGAGCGCCTTGGCAAGGATGGCCGCTTTTTCGGCACCGGTCAATTCAAGCACCATCGAGCTGCGTGGCCGATCGCTGAAGTAGATCTCCGATCCGCCAAATGCCAGGAAGAAATCCACCGCAAGCTCTTGCCCGAGGACCTCGATATAGGTGGCTATATGGGCGGGACATCTGTTCATTTGATGGAGGTCCGCAGCAATCGGCCAAGGTCGTTCTGGAGATCAATCCACTCACTGCCTGAAAGACTTCCAGGCATGTCCTTGCCAGTGCGCTCTATGAGATAGCTGGAAAGGTTTGCGGTTGGTGCGCGGTCCCGCTTGACGAGCTCTGACCAGGCATGCAGGCAGACCTGAAACCGGAAATCATTGTAGGCAGGCGGCAGTCTTTGATCCTTGCGGAATAGCCCGTCATTTCTCGTCGATCGGCGGATCCAGATCTTCAGCGCGTCAATCGCCTTTTCAGCATCTTCGCCATGCCGCAGGAACCGGTGATGATCAAGCCCGGTCTGGCGCTTCAGGAAGGCCATCATCGCCTTGTCTGAGCGGTTCTTGATTACACCCAGATTATAGCCGGCGATCCAGAGAGCCTGAAGCTTGCGGGCGTAGGGACCCGCGGCCCGCGTCGTTGTCGCTTCACTCGTTTTTGGAAGAAGGCGGTCCAGCGCGCTGATAACTTTAAGATGTTCCCCAGCAGAAAGACCTTTGGCAGAGCGCGCACCGGCCTCACGCTCCAGTAAATCACGATAGCTGTCATCATCGAGCCCGGCCTGTCTTTTCAGCACATGGATTTTGGCAAGAAGCTTCATGACACTCAATCCTTGTAGGGACGCCGATTGGGCAAACTGCCGCCAACAGCCCCTGCATCTCCCAAGGCTTTGATCTGACGCAGTGACGTTTCCGGTTTCTGGCCTGCCTCCAGTTCGAGCCTGAGCAGCTCATTGGTGGCGTCCTGAAGAGCCCTCGTCAGGCCGGACAAGCGATGCAGGCGGTATTTCCGTTTTTCAGCCTCGCGCAACAGCCGGTCTCGGCGTTCGCGCAAAGCGTTTTTGTCTCCCAACTCGAACCGATCCGGGTTGGCGAGCCGGGGCATGTCACGCGTCCTGATTTCTGGCGTCGCGTGCGTCCATTCGGTCGATCAGCGCCAGAACCTCATCCGTCCGGCCTTCGGCCACCAAGGCGGCAGGTTCCTGATTTTCGAGCTCCGGATGAGGCAGATTGAACCACTCCATTGCCTTCTCCGGGCTGAAGTGCTGCTCGAGGCGTTGTCCCACCGCCCGAACATGGTTCCAAAAGAGCGATCCGTCGTCATGTTCAGTCATTGCTGTTATCCTCCAGTTTCACATCGATCGGGCTCAAGCTACCTTTGCCAGGTCAATCGAGATGGCTTCCCATTTTCCGTCCGGTGTCTCTCTCTTGTGGAAGCGGACATAGGTTTTCGATCCGGTGATGCGCATTGCATCGCGAATGGCTTCCATTGCCTTTATCCAGCGTTCATCCTCAATCTCCAGGCGCAGCAGCATGAAGATCTCTGACCGGTTGATCTGACCTTCTCGATCGGTGTTGAACGCCCGTGTGACAATCGCCCGAATTTCGACCGGGCTGTCAGCCGACCATTCGTTCAGGCATTCGTCAATCAAGCCCTTCGCGATCTGGAGCTGTGGCCCAAAGTCGATGAAATCCGCCACCTGAACGCTAACCTTCAAACAGCCATCAAAGCTCTGATAGGTTCGGTTTCCCTTCTTTCCACCGCGGTTCTGTCCATAGTCCTGGGCAAGAAGGGCGTCGAACTCTCCAAGGTCCGTGAACGTATGGCCTCGGAACCTTGCGATCTGCGCGGACAAGTCTTCGGCAAAACCGATGATTTTACGCACCATCTCGTCTTCCAGCTTGTCGGCAGGCTTGACCAGTTCGAGCGGCACCAGGTTGCTCTTGGCATCGCTCATGTAAGGCTTTCCCTCGACAAGCACGGTACCGTCGCCTTTTATCTCTTCCATGGGTCAAACCTCCAGTGAAGCAATGCGTGCACGGCGATCGGGATCAGGATCGCCCATCAGCTGGGCCGTGACATCGGGACCTGCGGAGACCCGAATATGGGAAACAGGCGTTGTTGCGCGGTAACGACTGGAGCCGATGGCTCTCCCCGCCTCAGGATCAATCCGATCCGTTTCCTCAACTGGCGCGGCCGTTCGGCGGCGAAGCAGTGTCGATGGCCCTTGCCCGAGCTTTCGCACAGCGCGCCAGCTTTCGATCATTCCGATGGCTTCACCGCGCGTGCAGTTCAGCTTGTGCGCAATGAGCTCGAAGTCCTTGCCCATCGCATGGAGACCGATCAGCAAGGCCAGATCGGTTTCAGTCCACGACTTAATGACACGCCCGCTCATGCTGCGCCCTCCGGTTTACGGCTCGGCACAGGACGCTTTGCCACCGGAAACAGCGCGATCTTTTCATCGCTCAAGTCGATCATGATCGGGCGAACGGCTACGGTCGCAGCTTCCAGGTGAGCAGCTTGGTCAGCGCCTGCCTGGATCCTTTCGGCAAGAAGCATCAGACTTCGTTTCAAATCCTCGGCGCTGTCACTTTCCAAGGATAGGAAAGCCATCCTGGCCAGGGACGTGAGATCTTGGCTAAGCATGTTTGACCTCTTTCAGTCTCGAGTGAGGACAACCGGACCGGCAGGCCCGATGAAGTTTCGTGCGCATGGCGTTGGTCACGGCGCGAGGCTTCTTCTGCCAGGAGAGACAGGTATCGCGGCCGATCTCCCCGAGGACGGGGCAGTCGACAACGGATCCCATGAGCGCACCGCGCACCTTGTCTTCCACCTTGGAAAGATCGCCGGGATATTTGGCCGAGATTGTCTGGCTGATGACGGCCGCCGAATAGCCGAGCCGCCTCGCACAGGCGTTCAGACCTTCACGGTCGGCAAGGCTTGCCAGTTCGCTGACCCATTCGGGAACCTGATCGTTCCAGGCAGAGCTTGCCTTTTGTTGCATTGTGAGCGTGTTCAAGCGACGCACTCCTCTGCCACAGGCCGGCCCATGATCTCCTTGCGATTGACGTCATAGACCATCTTGCTGCGCAGGATCTTCGGTGCCTTTGGCCCGGTGTTCATGGAGGGCTTCAAGCGCCAGATGCCCGGTGTCCGGCCCTTGCCTCGCCGCAGAGCCTGCAAATAGCCCGCGCTCTCCAGATGCACCACGTAGGTTTGAACGGTCTCGCGTGAGATAAGGACTTCATCGGTGCCAGCGGCGATCGTGAGTTCCTTCGTCTCGAAAGTCTTCAAGGCGCGAATGGCGTTCCAGATCTGCTCCTGTCCGCGGCCCTGTTTGCCGATCGATCCGTCACGGTTGATGATCGGCGTGGCCGTCGGGCGCCTCAAAAGCCGATAAATTCTCTGCCGAAAGGTCTTCTGGTTCGTTGGTCCCTGCCCCGCCGTCGAAACCTGTTTTGTTTCGACAACCTCAAGGAAACCGGCCCGCTGGAGGCGGCGCAAGAACTCGCCGATGGCTTCGCCGTCCCGGTCGTTGCAGACCATGTCCACGTCATGAAAGGTGAACAGCTGCCCGGACTTGCCGAGATCGCGAATCGCGCTCCAGTAGTGATCATGCCCCCGGTAGACCGGCGTTCCGGACGAGACCCGAAGCTGCAGTTGGATCGACATCAGGTACCCCTCCTTGTTCTGCGGGGCGGCTCGCCCGTATAGAACCAGCCGGCATCAAAACTGCGGGCATCGAAGGCCTGCTGGCGCGTATTGCGTGCCTGCTCGCCCATCTTGTTGAGGTTCACCACGATGCGCCTTGCGCGCCCCTCAGCCTTCTCGACCAGGAGATCCATCAGGTCATCGCTCAACGTGAGATTCGGGCAGAAGAGGTCAGCGAGAGCGCGCGCATCATCACGGTCGCAAGGCTCGGCCGGAACCCAATCCAGCACCCGGTTGTGAACGCGCTCCACTTTCATGAGCTTGCCGGGCAACTGTTCTTCGCCGATCAGCAGAACCGGCACCTGGGAATGTTCCTGGATCTCGCGCACCAGTTCCAGCATGCCCTTGTCGGCCAGCTTGTCTGCCTCATCGATGATGAGCGGGCGCTCGAAATCATCGCCGAGGGCCATGATCGCTTCGGTGGTCAGATCCGCGATCGTCGAGCGCTGCGGCCTGACGTCTGCCTCGGCCAAGAGGTTCTCAAGGAACTTCTTGCGGGTCCAGCTGTCGCCCACTTCTATGCGCAAGGCCCGACGCTTGTTGGTGGTATAGATCGAGGCATAGGTCTTGCCATACCCGGAATACCCGTGGAACACCCCAATGCCGGGCAGATGCGGTCCCCTGTGGATCAGCGTCTCTACCAGTGCCAGGAACCGTGCCACATTCTTGAGCGCTGCAAGCCCGCCCGAATTGACAGATGTCTCTCTGTCCCCCATCGCTAACTCCATCCCAGGTTTGACTACGAGACCTTGAGGATTGTTCTTTCCAAGGCCCATTCCTTGCCCCGACTTACGCGGGCGATACGCCGTTTCTCAGCGGCTTCCGGTCCTCCCAAATCAGCCGGTGAGCTCGATATTCCGGCCCTGCCTGATAGGCGGTCAGCCAGAGTGCATCATCATCGGAAAGGGCCTGTCCCTGTGCGAGGCGGGCCTCAAACGCCAGGGCGCGCTTGAACCGGGCCTCCGGGGTTTTCATGGACGACAGTTTGTGAACAGGCGCCGGTGCTTTTCCTGCATCGGCTTTCAGGCTCTCCATCATCTGCCGCTCAGCATCCGAGAGCGCCCGCGGTTCGGGGCGTTTCTTCACGTCCGCCGCAGCCAGGCTTTTGGGCGTGACATGGGGTTCGCGGCGCTGCGGGAAGGCCAGGACAGATGCTGATTGCGCATAGGCAGAGCGCTGCGCGTCCAGCACCGTGCGCGGTGTGATCTTGCGTTTTTCCTTGCGGATTTCGGCGAGTTTTTCGGTCTCATGCGCCTTCTGGAGGGCCTTGACCTGAGCTGCCACATGGACCGGATCGAGACCAGCCAGATCCGGGTTGACCGCTTCGCCCAGGTAAGTCTCGCCGTCTGGCTCGAACAGCCAGAGCCGGCCAAGGTCTGACGGATCATGTCGGCAAAGGACTTCTGCGCCCGGCATCACACCGCAGACCGGCAGATAGTACTCGCGGTCCACCTTGACGCCTTGCTTGGTGACCTTTCGAAGACCGTCCTTGCCGGGGACCGGTGCCAGAAGAACATCAAGGCCTTCAGGGTCTTTGATCGCTCTGACATCGCCGGTCCAGCTGTTGGCGACCTGGAAGGGCGTCCTGCGCTTCAGGCTCTCATGCGGGCTATGCGCGTATTGTTCACGCGCCCAACGGTCCGCCTCCGCCTGGAGGTCGCTAGCGGAGAGTTCCACCTGGAACATCTTGGCGTCGTCCGTGCCGAGGCGGTCGGAGAATTGCCGGCGCGCTTCAATCACTTTCCGATCGGCGACCGAATGGCCGACAAAACCTGGAAGCGGCGCGCAGCAATCCCGCTGAAAGGTGCCGATGACACGCTCGACCGTGCCCTTTTGCTGCGGCGTATAGGGCGCAGAAAACTCCTGATCGATGCCGAGCGCGTCCAGGAGGCGGACCGTGGCGCGGGCAGCAAAGTCCGCTCCATTGTCGGTCTTGATCAGCTCCGGAACGCCCCACTCAAGGAGGCACTTGCGGATGAGGAGCCCCACAGCTGACGCCCGTGCCGTGTCGGAGATCAGCAGCACGACCCGCCGGGAGTAGAGATCAACCGCCATATAGAGGTTCTTGCGGCCGTCCGTGGTCATGGCGTCCACCGGTGAAGCGTCGATTTCCCATTTCTGGTTCAGTCGTTCGACCCGGTGCGCTCCCGTCATGGCGAACTGCACATTGCTGCGATAGGCATCCGGGTCTGTGATCTTCAAAAGCTCATTGCGATATTCGGATTTCCAGCCTTTAAGCGCGTTTTGAAACGTCCTCAAAGGCGGCATTGGCACCCGTTTTTGTCCCCGTGTCGTTGGCACCAGGATGGTCTCGCCAAACTCTGCAAGTGCCGTGTGCCGGATATGCTTGGCGCTCAGGAACTGGTTGGAGGCATGCACAGCCAGGCAGTAGTTCTTCAGACGCCCCCCTTCTGCCCGCTCCAGCACGCCCGTCCCCTTGCGTGCCTTGGAGGCATCCGAACCAAGCCGGTTGATGTCATGTCGCATCTGACGCCGCCAACGGGCCAGGGTACGGATCGATACGCGCTTGATCACGTCAGTGACCCATCCCGGAACAGGAACCTCACCGGCCAGATAGAGCTCGGAGAACAGATGATCGGACGCGGTCGCGCCCATCCCGCAGGTCTTGCGGAACCGCTCGGCCACTTTCAGGACAATCACCTTGGCATCCCGGGCCGTGCGTTCCGCGGCTGTGAGGCTGACATCGGTCTCGGTGAGGAAATCGCTTTGTTCGATCCGGACAAAGGAGCCGGCATAGGCAAGACGTTGAGGCAGTGGCAGGAGGTCGATGTGAAACTCAAAGCCGCCGCCCCCTGCCCGGCCCTCGCGCTTGCGTGCCAGGGGCGTCTCGCCCCAGCGCTCGCGCTCTATGACCTTGTGGACACCCCGTTTGGTTCCGGGAAATCCGTCCAGGCAAAGATCGGCGAGTTCCTGAGCGGTTAGCCAGAGTTTCATTTGGCGCTCCGGATCTGTGCCTGAAGGAACTTGGCCCTGCCCTCGATCTCACGCCGATGATCTTCAATCAGCGCCAGTTCGATGACGTTCTCATAGCGCTTGGGAATGACGGCGAGCTCGAACTCGTCAGCCAGGAACCCGAGAAGCGCTGTCTGCCCGGTCGCCCGGACAAGAGCGACGAACCGCTCCACCGTGATGTTATGATCGACCTTTGCCTCGGAGGCGTAGGCCTCCAGCATGGCAACCGAGACTGGCGCGGCGAGCTGTTCACTCATGAGACCGGCCACTGTCAGACGGTCTTTGCCGCAGTCCTTCAAGGCTTTGGCAACCGCTCGGCTGACCCGCGAGGACAGCCGCTTTCCAGGGATCGCTCCGGGCTCGAACCCCACGCTGACCCGCGGCGGCTTCCAGTCAGTGAACATGTCGATGGTATAGGGATCACGGGACTTACGCATTGAACCACCCTTCCCGTCTTGCGAGATCAATGATCTCGTCCTTGTGGTTTCGAAACAGAACCGTCCGGCTTGCCTTGGGGAGCTTGACCAGGCTGTCGGACACTGTGCGGAAGATCCTTTCCGCAGCCGTCAGCGGCTTCCGGCCATTGACGATCACCAGGGCATCGGCAACCGAAGCCGCCTTGGGAACCGGACCGACAAGGATGTCCAGAACCTTGGACTGGGTGTCCTCGTCCAGGTCCGAGAGGGCCTTGAGATCGGATTGTCTGGCGGCGAATGGCGTGCCCTTCAGCCGCTCGCGGGACGCCGGGACCAAACCTTCCCAGATTTGGACCGCGAGCCGGACCGAGCGATCAGAAAGGCCGGTCGTTTCGGCAGCACTCTGGCAAAAGGCAAAGATTGCCACTTGCCTCTTTTGGCCGCCAATGTGCTGATTGCCACGTCTCCCGCCATGCTTGGCAGCTGGATGCAGCCCCTCATAAATCCGCTTCATCTCATAGAAGGCTTCGCAGCGCTCCAGGGCGTTGAAATCCTTCCGCGCGATATTCTCAAGGATCTCATGGAGCCGCAGTTCATCCGCGACCTGCTCGCTCGTGGGGCTGAGGATCCGCGCGTCTATCTCTTTCCACTTCGCCAGCTTGGCAGCACACAGACGATGGGCGCCGGCAACAAGCGTGAACCGCTTGTCCATTGCAATGACATCGATCGGCGTCTTCTGTCCGGTTTCCAGAAACATGCCGGAAAGGCAGTCAGCCCAATCCCCATCAATCTCCCGAAGACGCCCTTCAGGAATATCGATCAGGGAAACTCTGATGGATTGATACGACGTCACTTCATCACCTCGTGCGAAGGATCAAAGGGAATGAGGATGTGCTGCTCTGGTCCGGTTGCCTTTGCATCCGGACGGAAAACCTGTGTCAGGCCGCTTTTCTGTCCGGCGTGGGCCGGCTTTTCTGGCTAGCTTGCAGCTTGTCGTATCTGCTATGCAGGATACGTGAGGTCCTGATGGGATACCGTCCTGGCCAGAGTTCCTTGAGCGGAAGTTCGAGAAAATCGCTGATGGCTTTCTCGGCTTTACGAACCGGACGGGTCCACACGTGGGAGAACGAGTTGGGGGTCATCCCCTCCAGCTCTGCGAGCTTGGCCAGGGTCATGCCCTGGCGGTGCAACTCGGCCTTGATCGAGTGTTTGTCCCATCCGTTCGGTGGAACCTGAAGCGGCTTCGCCATTAGGTGCCTCGCTTCCGGAAAACGGTTTGTTGCAGCAAGCCGTTTTCGTTTGAGTTTGGTGTGATAACTCGGCGCGAATGATCGAGCCGATAAAATAGGGATAAATGAAGATTCTCTTTTTGTAAATGAGAATATTCATTTTACGGTGAATTTGGCTCGACCAGAAAGCGAGCCGAAGACGGCACTCGGCAGTCGCTTGCGCGCAGTCCGGCGGCACTTCGGCGATGAAAATCGGCAAGACTTTGCAAAGACTTTGGGTATCAGCAAAGATGCACTCGCCCTGTATGAACGCGGCGAAAACGCACCCTCAGCCCCTGTACTTGCCGCTTACAACGTGAAGTTCGGAGTCGATCTCAATTGGCTTCTAACCAGCAATGGAACGATGTTGATCGGCGGCAATGTCCAGGTCGAAAACACAACTCTCGCCGAGATCCGCAAATACGTCTGGAACATCACCGCGACCTTCTGGGAAACCGTTCCCCGTCGGACGAAACCGGAAAGCGTCGCTGACCAGGCAGTTGAAATGCTGGACTACCTCATCAGTCGTGAAGGCGTGAACGAAGACGCTGTCTCGGAAGTGATCCAGTTCGAAGCCGAGCGCCTGAAACGCACCTCCGACACATCCGACTGAAGCCTTCCCGCGCGCCAGTTAAGCATATTGCCTCGTCAAATTTGACGAGGTTGCATATTACCATAATATGCAACCTCAAATAATAATCATTAGGGCGGGATGATGCGGGACGAGCGATTGGCGTCGGTGATCAGGCAACGGGTCGACGAAAGCACAGAACACAATGGAAAACTTTACGCGGGCCTGACGTTCGGCCTTATCCTGGGCTTTGCAAGCAGCACCCTGTCCTGGACCGTATCAGCCAGTTCGCCGTCCCCTACGCACGCCGCAGTGGTCGAATGCTCTTCCGGGTATTCTATGGTGAGCGTTTCGGATGGGGATTGATACTGCTCGGCAGAGGTCGAATTTGGGCGGATACCGTTGAAAAAGTCGATGGTTTTCCGGTTGATCGCCATCGATTCTGATTAGTCCATGACTTTCC